CACCATATGGATAGTTAGCTATGATATATAACAACATTGAGGTGTTAGGTATATTTGGTGGGATAGGTTTCAGCCCAGAAGTACCGTTCAATAATGTAATAGATTTATTAGGGTTAAGGACAACAACATCAACTCTAGGTAAGTAGTATGAATAGTCAACATTGATGTTATATCCACTCTTCAAGATTCCAGCAGAGGCAGTATCAAATCCAATTCCGTTATCGTTCCTTACTGGTCTAAAATCTAATGTGTCTCTTAATTTTGCTTCTATATTCCCATAAGGGATAGCGTTAGTATACGAATCTACATTAAAATAATCGCCTGCACCATGACTAAAGTATTCAAAAGAGATTCGGATAGAACCTATAATTTTAATCTCTGGATTAATTCTACTAATGTTACCTAAACCATAAATCAATCCAGTTTGACCAGAATCAAACCTAAATAAGTTTGTTATATCAACATTGGCTGGATTTGAAGAATTGATGGCACCAAAAGCATAGGCTTGTTTTACTGCTATTATTCTATAACAATCTGCCTTACCTAATGATATATTAGACATAGTTGCAGCAGCAGAAGTTGTCATATCTATAGATAATATAGTTTTTGTTTTTGTTCTTGGTGAGGCAGTTTTAACAACAGCAGCAAATACTGTATATGATGTTGATGGGGTAAGTCCATTAGCATATATTGAGGTATTGCTATTTACTGTATATGATGATGGAACTTGAACCGACCCTGAAGTATTATTGACAAACATAAAGTTTGTGCTGTTGCTAGTTGGCTCAAAAGATTCGAAAGGATTAGTCAATGACATATCAACACGACCAGCAACGCTGCTTGTGATATTACCTAAAGCTCTTGTAATATTATAACTTATGTCTATAGTAGCATCATCAGAACCTTTTACTGACCTGATGAACTTATTGGGTAAACCAACAACTGCACTATTATTTACATTATTATTAACATTAGCACGAGTTACGACAGCAATACTAGCAGTTGTTGTCAATGAAGCGGAAATTGTAATAGAATTATTGCTTACTATAGTCAAAACTTTGAAGTAATTGATACTATTAACTGTGATATAATCATTCACTGCCAATTCCGTTGCAAACAGAGTACCAATTCCTGTTACTGTAGTGCCAGCAGATGTAACTGATCCTGTGAGGGTAATATTGGCTGGAACTATATCACAAGTAAAATCAAGACCTGATGTGTTATTACAATATATCTGCTTTGCGTTTTTCTCGAATGTGTATCCTGAAAGCATAGCAATATCATAAACATACAATCTATAATTTGCAGAACCGCTGTCATGTTCTAACCATCTGACTGTAGCAGTACCAACCTTAGTTCCTACTGCTGTTCCGCCAGATACTGTATAATTATTATACAAATCAACTGATACAAAATCTGTCCCCAACCCTAATGGAGTTGAATACATATTTCTAACTAATATGTAAGTGCCATCATATACATTAACAGTGACATTATTTGAACGGGAAAAATCTCTTGCTTTGGTATTTGATAATCTTAGGATACCTGTCTTTGTATATTCATATCCTTGAACAAAAGCAGAACCTTCTGATAACTCAACAACATATTTTGTGCTATCCCCATCAGGATATAATCCATTATTAATAAAAACAGATTCTGCATATTCCCACTTTGCAGTTCCATCTATAAATGGACTAGAAAATGTTGTAGTATATGAGGGAGAAGATGATCCAGAAGTTCCTGCTTGAACGCACTTGTATCGATATATGATACCTCCAACAAGAGCATATACTACATCATCCATTTGATAAGGTGTGCTTGGCAACCTAATCCCTAAAGAATTCTTTCTATGTTCTCTCAATGCTGCATTGAAGTTTTTAACTATATAATCTCCAGACTCATCATAAGTTCTTTTAGCTAGAGTTACTTCTAATTCATTATATGAAGGCATATTCTGTGATATTATAACCTCACCAGAATTTATAGACAATAGTTCAACGAAATTGGCGGGTGGTGTAGTATAACTAACCATCTCAAAAGAAGTTGATATTGAATATCTATCTGCACCAGGAGCAGAATAGTTTGGAGTACCTTGAGCATTGTCTAATAAAGATTCGTCAGTAGTATATTCAATGATATTCTCAGCCCAAACTATACCAACCTTTGCTGTGGGTTGTAAAGATGATAAAGAACTAGAATTAACATACTTTGCCACAACTATATTAGTATATGCAACATCTACAAAATATCCATTGATATAATAGATACCAGAACCTATAGAAGCAATAGATCCTTTACCAGTAGAATTTGTTGTTGATGCTAATACTTCATATATGGTTTCATTACCTGTGGCAATATTAGATATTGATTCACTATTTAGAAATACAGAACTTGTTGAGCCAGATGAAATATATCTTAGATATAATGTAATTGGGTCTGTGGCGGTGGATGGTTCTGCGTGTATGACAACAGCAGTAACCCCTGAAGTAGCTCCCTTTACTACAGTTCCTTCTAATAAACTTGCAAAGCTTGCAACAGTATTAGATGATGAGTTGGTATTTTGAATAGTTACATAAGACATATCATTATTAAACAATATGTTTCCTGGAACGACAACGGATCCTTCTTTAAATAGATGTTTGCCAATACTATTTACTTGATTTTGTAAAATAGATTGAGTTTGATTCAACTCTCTAGTTTGGACAGAATAACCAGGTTTAAAAAGAACCTTTTGAAAATTCTTTGATGCTTCAAAATCATCATAGTAAGGTTCTACGTTAAAATTCATTGTCATAACTTTATACTCTTATCATTATTGTTATAGTTATTTATTAGAACTTCAAAACAGTCTGTAATGTGACTGTCTGATCATTCGTTTGATAGAACGCTGCTCTATTGTCAATATACAACATATCACCACTGTATTTGTCAATGGTTGGATTTGCTGCTGTATGTACTATAAATGATGTTGTGTTGTTTGATAGAACATTTCCAGATACTGGTGTACTGTTAGAGTTAGGTTGCAATAATATTTTTATATCTGTACCTAAAACAATAGTGGACGAGATTACAGTATAAGTATCTCCAAACTCATCAGTAAGTATCATATCATCAGTTACAGTACCATTTGATAAAATTCCCTGAACCACAAAGCAAGCACTGCCTAATGCATTTGAATATGTTAGTTCAGAATCATATTCTTGTATATTTTTTATTATTCCAAACTGACGATAATCATTATTGAAAGAAAAACCAGATACATTGGTTCCAGTAATAGTACTATAAAACATTAAGGTATCTGCATGTAGTTCATGCAAGATATGTTTTCCATGTCCTTTGTGTGGTGGTATTATTGCTCTAGCTGATGCAAGTTCTGTAGGTGTAGTAATAAGGGCTGTAATATTTACAGTAGCATAGGTATACCCAAATCCTCTATTAGTAATAGTTATTTTATGTAACTTATTATTTACTATTTCAGCAGTTGCTGTAGCCCCTTCTCCGTCTCCAGTAATATTAATATTTGCTGCAGTATATCCATTTCCTTGGTCGCTAACATGGATATAATCTATAGCGCCACTAACAGCTAACAATTCTATGTTAGCCTGAACTGTATCTATATTTCCACCAGATGTAGATATTACTATCTGAGCTGGGGTATCGGAAATAGTATTACCATATGCAGTAGCCGTAGCGGATCTATATGAATGTCCAGCATTGTCAATAATTACGCCAGTAATTTGACCAGCAGCAACTATAGCAGATAACTGAGCTTCAACGCCAGTATCACTTTGTACTACTATAGTGGTATTGTTTACATTATAATTAATACCTGGATCATTAAGGATAACGTGTGTAATAACTCCATTAACAATAACAGGCGTAATTATAGCAGTTGCATTACCAGTAAATTGTCCAGTACCAGTACCAACTACGGTTAGTGTGGCAGTTGCATATCCAGTTCCACCAGAAATAATGTCAACAGTTGTTATTTCACCATTTACTGTTGATATTCTAGGACTCAATACTGCACCAACTCCTTTAACATTTCCTGTACCTAGACCAGTTCCAACTATTGTAGGAATAATAGCAGACCCAACAATATAGGTTATTCCAGTTGTACCAGCAATGGTATTCCATTGGGTATTTGTGGTTGTACCTAAGGTATTAATAACATATTGTCTACCTACTACCAACGAACCCATTGCAGTTGTACCACTACTTATGGTGATAGATGCTGTAGTATTAGAAGGGTATCCAGTTCCAGTATTTACTATAGACACTGTATCTATAGC